CTACTGCAAGGAGCATCAACCGGCACCGTTACCAAAGGTAACAGATCGTTTCTATCTGTCTGTCAGATGGCGACGGTTTAGGGACTGGTACATAGGCAAGCATCCACTTTGTGAACAATGCGAACGTGAAGGACGACTGGTTAAGGCTGACATGGTTGACCATATCGTCGAGATCAAGGACGGCGGAGCATTGACAAGCGAAGAGAACGCCGAGTCAATGTGCTGGAAGTGTCACGGTATCAAGACGGCGAACGTGAAAAATCATCGGAAATGCAAGGGAAACAACCGCGCGGGTAGCCGCGAAGAGACTTACTATGGGTAAACGGGGCATTCAGAGCGCAATTTCCAAGGCAATCAAGCCAAGGCGGGCCAGCCGGGCCAAAAGCCTTCCCTGGAATAAAAAAGGGCTTTCCAGGGCCGATCGGGTGATCCGTTTTTGCGAATTTCTCCCGATCACGGCCGGAATCCATGCCGGCAAGAGGCTGGTGCTTCGCCCATGGCAAAAAGAAATAGTCCGGGCGATTTATGCGACGGATGAAAACGGACTGCGAAAGGTCAGAACGGCATTGATCAGCTTACCGCGAAAGAACGGAAAAACAGCGCTGGCGGCGGCGCTGGCTTTGTGTCACCTCCTGGGGCCGGAATCGGAACCAAGAGGCCAAGTCTTCTCCGCTGCCAGTGACCGCGAACAGGCGGCGTTAATTTTCAAGGAGATGGAGGCGATCATTTTGTCGGTCCCGGAATTCGCGGGTAGGTGCCATATCCAGAACTTCCGGAAAATAATTTCCGACACAGTGACCGGGAGCACCTACACGGCATTGACGGCCGATGCCAGAAAAGCACATGGCCTGAGCCCATCTTTCGTTGTGTGCGATGAGTTGGCGCAATGGGCGGACCGGGAGCTCTTCGATAACCTTTCTACTGGCGGCGGGGCCAGGAAAGAGCCCCTGATGGTGGTTATCAGCACACAGAGTGCAGACCCGAACCATATCATGAGTGAGCTTGTGGATTATACCCTGAAGATCCAAGGCGGCACCCTGCCGGCCGATCCTGCCTTTTATGGCTGTGTCTATGCAGCACCCGATGACGCGGACCCCTGGGATGAAAGGACGTGGTTTGGTTGTAATCCTGCTTTGGGTGATTTCAGAAGCTTTGAAGAGATGCTAATTTTCTCAGAACAGGCGCGGAAAATCCCGACGAAGGAGAATGTCTTCCGTAACCTCTATCTGAATCAGCGGGTTGACCCTGTGTCCCGGTGGATATCTTCTGAGGACTTTACGGCGTGCGTGGGGCCTATGCCGGATTTATCCGGGCGTGAATGCTATGCCGGACTTGACCTGTCTTCTACACAGGATCTTTCCGCTTTAAGTTTGTGTTTCGTGCCCATATCTCCTGGTGAACCATATTACACCCTTCATTATGCCTGGTGCCCACTAAACGCCATTAAAAGCCGTTCTAAGGCCGACCGGGTGCCTTATGAGCTTTGGGCCAAACAGGGCCATATTGAGGCTACACCGGGCAGCGTTGTGGACTATGGCTATATTTTGAGACGAATTGAAATGATCGGGAAGCAATACCAGTTGAAAGCCGTTCTTTTTGACCGATGGGGAAGTCAGAAGATCGTCAAGGACATGCAGGACATGGGGTTGACTGTGATCGAATTCGGCCAGGGCTTCGCGTCAATGTCACCGCCGGCGAAGGAGCTTGAAAAGCTGATTCTGGAAAGAAAGATCATATTTCCCTACAATCCGGCGCTGGCCTGGTGCTTCTCGAATGTCATTGTTGAAACCGACCCGGCCGGAAACGTCAAACCATCAAAAAAGAGATCCAAGGAAAAAATAGATTTGGTCGTCAGCACGATAATGGGGCTGTCGGGGGTTTTGCGAAATTCTCACAAGGAGGTGACGCCATCAATAGAGTGGATTTGAAACGGTAATTCTGATCAAAAAACAGGCGGGCAAGGGATAGCTACCCGAGCCTATACAGAGAAGGGCAGTGCGGTGCCGCAACCATCGTATTGCCCTTTTTTGTGGCCTGAAATCTTAAGGAGGAAACACATGGAGAAAAGAAGTTTCGAAATTGACATCGGCAGTATCCGGGCGGAATCCCGAACAGTGGCGGCGACACTTAGCAGTGAAACACCGGTGCCGCGTTATGAAGGCGAAGAGGTGCTTTCCCATAAGCCCGGCGCCGTGGATCTGAGCCGGGCGCCGTTGCCTCTGTTGTGTGCTCACGATAACAGATCCCTTCCCGTCGGAGTGGTGCAGGATCTTAATCTGTCTGACGGCAAGCTGAAGGGCACTATAAGGCTTTCCGCGAATCAGGATAGCTTATGGCGGGATATCCAGGACGGCATTCTCCGGAATCTCTCAATCGGATACAAAATCATCGAAAAACAGAGAACCAAGCGCGGATTCATAGCAACCAAGTGGATGCCTTTCGAGGTGTCTCTGGTGGCGGCACCCGCGGACAACACCGTCGGCATAGGCCGATCATTCACCAATAAGGAGAGCAAGAAAATGGACAAGAACGACCTGCTGAAAAGCAAAAAAGCGGCAATAGAGGAAATGGCAGAGCTGGCGAAGTCCGGCGAGAACGCGGAACGTATGGAAGAGCTGAAGGGTGAAATCCGCTCCCTGGACGCGCGGATTGAGGCTTTCGATATGGCTGATGCCGGGAAGAAAGACCTGAAAACCTTTACCCCTGACATCAAGAAGGAAACCCGGTCTCTCATCGAGGTGGTGGGCGGTCCCGCTATTAATCGCACATACGCGGGCATGTTCAATCAGGGCCGGGCGATAGAAGTCAATGAGGAAGAGCTCCGGGCTTTCCGGGCTTCAATGCTTGAGGGCACGCCTGCAACCGGCGGATTTTCTGTCCCGGANNCAGTGGCTTGACGCGAATATCGAAGGTGAGATCATCAGGCCGCGTGCGACCGTTTGGGCCATGGAATCGGCCACCCGGAAAGTGATCGGGTGGGATGCCGCAAGCCGGGCGGGGGGAACACTCTTTGGTGGTTTCGCCATGGAATTCTTAGCCGAAGAGGGCACCGGCAACAAGCAGACCGGCAAGCTTCGGGTGATCACGCTTGGAGCCAATAAGGGCGCTATCTTCGTTGACATCTCCAATGAGCTCCGGGAAGATGGCCAGGGCTTCGAGGCGCAGCTTGACGGGGCCATGAGAACGTCCATCGGTTACGGCATGGACAAATATTTCGTCAATGGCAATGGCGCAGGGCAGCCGTTGGGAATCAGGAACGATCCGGCCAAGATCAGCGTTGCCAAGGAATCCGGACAGACAAAGGACACCATCGTCTATACGAATCTGGCGAAAATGTTTTCCCGGATGTACCCGGCGGGCCGTCAGCGGGCAATCTGGCTGGCGAATGATGACACCATCCCGCAGCTTTTGAGCCTTACCATCACGGTGGGCACCGGTGGAAGCCATATCCCGGTCATGACGGAATCCAATGGTCAATTCAAGATCCTGGGCCGTCCGGTTGTCTTTACCTCCCATATGCCGACCCTGGGGGATGCCGATGACATCATGTTTGTCGATCTGAGCCAGTACGCCGTCGGGATCCGGCGCGGTCTGAGTCTGGAGCGGTCAAACATCCCCGGATGGACACAGGACCTGATGAGCTACCGGGCACTGCTGAGATTCGATGGCCAGGGCACCTGGAATGCGGCAATTTCACCGGAACATGGTCAAAGCCTTTCCTGGTGCGTCGGGTTGGTCGAACGTGCGTAATCACCATAAACATGGGCGGTCCTACGGGGCCGCCTTATTCATAAAGGACAAGGAAAAATGAAACTCTTCGACCTATTCAAAAAACGATCCTGGGCAAATGTGGACGCTTTCGAGGGCCGGGAATCATCCGCCGGAATTCATATCAATGAGACAGTGGCGTTGGGCATTCCTGCCGTTTATGCCTGTGTCAGAGTCTTAACCGAGGCGATTGCGTCCCTGCCCCTGATCACCTATGAACGCTTCAAAAATGGCGACAAGGAACGGGCCAGGAGCTTTTCGCTGTACAAGCTGCTGCATGACGTACCTAATCCCCTGATGACATCCTTCGAACTTCGGGAGCTGTTGGTGGGCCACCTGTGTCTCCGGGGGAATGCCTATTGCTACATTGAACGTGACGTCGGCGAAGTTGCGGCGCTGTGGCCGCTGCATCCCGACAAGGTGACAGTGGAGTTATCCGGCCGGGAGCTCATCTATAAGCACCAAAACGACGGCAATGAAAAAACGTATCCCATGGCGGACATCCTGCATATCCGCGGTCTGTCTTCCGACGGCATTATCGGTTATTCTCCCCTGACCCTTCTCCGGGATGCTTTCGGATATGCCAAGGCTGTCGGGGAATATTCGAGCATCTACTTTAAGAATGATGCCTCACCGGGCGGGATTCTTTCGACTGCATCTTCCCTGAGCGCACAGGCCATGTCAAACCTCCGGGCGGCATGGTCAGAGGGACACACAGGCAAGGGCAAACATCACCGCGTGGCGATCATGGATAACGACATCAAATGGCAATCCATCGGAGTATCACCGCAGGATTCACAGCTTATCGAAAGCCAGAAATTCAGCGTCGTGGAAATTGCCAGGGTTTACCGGGTGCCCCTGAACCTGGTCATGGACTATGAGCGGAGCACCTACAGCAATGTCACAGAACAGAACCGATCTTTCCTGATTCACACCTTGCA